CCTAATGGTCATACTAAGAGGATGGCTTGTCCTAACTGTGGCAAGCGTACCTTTACTGTGACTAACAACATGGGTAGCTTGGTATGGAACTGCTATCGTATGTCATGTGGTGTCAAGGGTGGCACACGTGTACACATGACAGTAGAGGACATCAGGGCTGGCATGGGTAATGCACAGGATTTTGCTGATGAGGTTATGACCTTTGATTTACCCACATACATCATACCACCTCGTGATAATATACACATGAATAGGTGGTGTCATACGTGGGGATTAGATATAGATGAATTAGGTTTGTTGTATGATGTAAAGGAAAGCCGTGTGGTATTCCCTATCATACACGAAGGTAAGATGGTAGACGGTACAGGCAGGTCATTATCTGAGCATCGTCTACCTAAATGGAAACGATATGGAAAAAGTGGCTTGCCTTACACCGCTGGGTGTGGTAAAGTCGCAGTTGTTGTTGAGGACTGTGTAAGTGCAGCCGTTGTTGGTTACGGTAACTTTGTCGGGGTTGCGCTTCTTGGCACATCATTGCAGGAATCGCATAAAAGGTATCTTGCACAGTTCTCAACAGCCATTATAGCGTTAGACCCCGATGCGCTACCCAAGACTTTGCAGATGGCAAAGGAACTACGTGGATACGTGAACGATGTTCGTGTCCTACGTTTGACTGATGACTTGAAATATCGTAACCCCGAAGATATGGAGAAGCTAAATGGAATTATCACTGATTAGAAGTTTGATGGACAAGGAGTTCTACGATGACCATCGTGGTTCTAAGTGTCCTGACCGCTTGTTCAGTAGTGATGTGCGAAAGATTAAGAAAGCTATCGACACAGCTATGGACAAGTATGAGCGTACCGTATCACCAGATGAGATTGAGGCATTGTTTATGTCTGACAATCCTACTCTGACTACGGCACAGAAAGCCTCATACAGTAGCCTGTTTGCACAGGTGAAGCGTGAGCAGCCTATGGGTAGTGACATAGCACAAGAGGTGCTATCCAAACTATTCCAGCAGGTAATTGGAGAAGACGTTGCTAATATCGGATTCGATATGGTCAACGGTGATGCTGCTACATTAGAGGCATTGCGTAACTTGCTTGAGAGATATGGTGATGACTTCATCCCTAACCTTAATATCGAATGGGATGACATTACTATCGAAACTCTCATGGCTAAAGCTGAGTTGGAAGCTAAGTGGGCATTCAACATACCATCAGTGACACGTAAGGTAGAAGGTGTGTCTGGTGGTCAGCTTATCGAAGTAGGTGCTAGACCTAACACTGGTAAGACATCCTTCCATGCCAGCTTGATTGCTGCGCCGGGTGGGTTTGCCTCACAAGGTGCTAAGTGTATCATCCTATGTAATGAAGAGCCTACCCACCGTGTCGGTGCTAGATACCTAACAGCAGCGGCTGGAATGACAGCACGAGAGGTGCGAGATGACATGGCTAAAGCCAAGCGTATGTACGAACCTGTGATGAACAACATCAAGATTAAAGACGCAGGTGGTAGAGACATGGCATGGGTTGAGTCTGTATGTAAATCATTCAAGCCTGACATTCTAGTACTAGACATGGGCGATAAGTTTGGTGTGGCAGGTAACTATGCCAGACCAGACGAGGCGTTGAAGGCTTGTGCTATCTACGCTAGGCAAATTGCAAAGACCTACGACTGTGCCGTGTTCTACATGTCACAGTTATCAGCAGATGCTGAAGGTCGTGCGCAGCTTAACCAATCAATGATGGAAGGCTCACGTACAGGTAAGGCTGCTGAAGCTGACTTGATGATACTGATTGGTAAGTCTCCTAGTGTAGAAGGACAGGAAGAAGAAAGCCCACTACGTCATATCAACATCGTTAAGAACAAGTTGAATGGCTGGCATGGCATGGTGAACTGTGAACTCAACTATCAGACAGCGAGGTACGAAGGATGAAGCTAGTACTTGATGTAGAGAACACAGTCACCAAGCGTGGTGGTAAGCTACACCTTGACCCCTTTGAGCCTAACAACTCATTGACTATGGTGGGTGTACTGACTGACCAAGGACATGAGCAGCACTTCCCTTTTGACCATGCTGATGTTCCTAGTCAACCTGACTACCATGAGCGTGTGCAGTGGTATCTTGACCAAGCTACTGTACTTATCTGTCACAACGTGGCACATGATTTGCTATGGCTATGGGAGTCAGGCTTTAAGTATGATGGTGCAGTGTTTGATACTATGCTTGTCGAGTACGTCTTGCAGCGTGGTCTGAAGGAACCTCTATCACTAGAGGCTTGTGCAGAACGCTACGAGTTGGATACGAAGAAGCAGGATACTCTGAAGGAGTACTTCAAGCAAGGCTACAGTACACGAGACATACCATACAAAGAGTTGTGTGAGTATCTATCTGCTGACCTTCACGCTACACAGCAGCTTGCTAATAAGCTGTGGCGTAGACTAAACACACCTGCTGATGCAGGGCTGTTGTCTACCGCACGACTGACAAACCGTGTGGCTAAGTGTCTGACTAAGATATATCAGACAGGCTTTGCTGTTGACTTGACTAAGCTAGAAGAAGTACGCAGTGAGTTTGAGCAAGAGAAGCAGCAACTTACTACTGACTTACAGGCTCATGTACGTAAGCTGATGGGTGACACACCTATCAACCTTAACAGCCCAGAGCAACTGTCATGGGTTATCTACAGCCGTAAGGTTATGGATAAGCCGTATTGGGGTAATGCTATTGACCCATACATGGCAGATGCAGACTTCCGCAGCTTGATTGCTGGTGGTACTGAGCGTATGTACAAGACAGTAGCAAAACAGTGCCGTGAGTGTAACGGTACTGGTCAGATACGAAAGGTAAAGAAAGATGGAAGCCCATTCGCTAACACAAATAAATGTCCACGCTGTAGTGGGGCTGGTTATACTCTTGTACCTACTGTGGACGTGGCGGGGCTGAAGTTCAAGCCACCGACAGCTAAGTGGGCAAGTGCTAACGGCTTCTCTACCAGCAAGCAGAACCTAGAGGTACTAGAATCAGCAGCTAAGTCCAGAGGACTGGATGATGCGGTTGACTTCTTATACAAGGTGCGGCGGCTATCCGCTGTCGATACCTACCTGTCATCATTCGTTGATGGCATTGGGTTATACACTAAGAGTGATGGTAAGCTGCATGTGCGTCTGTTACAGCATCGCACATCAACTGGTCGCTTCTCTGGTGCTGACCCTAACATGCAGAACATGCCACGTGGCGGCACGTTTCCTGTAAAGAAAGTGTTTGTGTCACGATGGGATGGTGGTAAGATACTTGAGGCTGACTTTGCGCAGCTTGAGTTTCGTGCCGCTGCGTACTTATCACAGGATGAGGTAGCTATTGAAGAAGTATCTACTGGATTTGATGTACATGCATACACCGCTAAAGTTATTACCGATGCTGGTCAACCTACGAGTAGGCAGGATGCAAAAGCGCATACGTTTGCTCCACTCTACGGCGCAACAGGATACGGTAGAAGCAAAGCGGAAGCAGCATACTATGAACACTTCACAGCGAAGTACAAGGGAGTTGCCGCTTGGCATTCCCGACTGGCTAAAGAAGCTGTGAACACACAAAAGATAACCACGCCTAGTGGCAGAGAGTTTGCGTTCCCTGATGTGGTACGTAAATCTACCGGGCGTGTGTCTCACTTTACACAGATTAAGAATTACCCCGTGCAATCATTTGCTACTGCAGACATTGTACCTATTGCGTTATTGCACATTGATGACTTGCTAAAGGGTATGCAATCATGTATAGTGAACTCAGTGCATGACAGTATTGTCATTGACGTACACCCTGACGAAGAAGCGCAGGTTATCAATGTCATAGCTGCTACTAATGATGCACTACCTGAACTCATCACCTTACGGTGGGGAGTTGATTTTAACGTACCTCTATTATTAGAGGCAAAGATAGGCCCGAATTGGCTTGACACCAAGGATGTAACCTGATATAACTATGCATTCCACAACTGAAAAGGAGTTAATTATATGACTGAACTTACAACAATTGATACGAACAACTATGCTGAGATGGCTAAAGCTATGGGCATGGCAAATGAAGCAGCAACCACCAAGAAGCAGGGAATGTTCCTTGCTAGGTTACGCATCAACCACTCTGCTATTCTTGGTGCAGAGAGCATTTTAGTCAAGGCAGGTACGTACAAGCTGGAGATTCCAGATGGCCCTACCTACTACGCTGAGTCTGCTGTCGTCCGTCCATTCATGCAACGCTTCATGTATAAGAAGTTTGTGATGGGCAGTGCTGGCAAGCCTAATCGTTACGTCAAGACTGTTATGGCTGATACCCTTAACATGGACTTGAAGGATAATGATGGTGGCTATAACTGTGGCAAGCCCTCTGGTTGGATTGAAGACTACGCTTCACTACCAGAATCCACTAAGGACTTAATCAAATCAATCAAGCGTGTACGAGTAGTGCTTGGCAATGTTGAGTTGATTAATCCTAAAGATGTCAACGGTAATCCTGTTGAGTTGGAACCTACCCCATTCATCTGGGAAGTAGAGAACCGTGACGCATTCAAGACAGTCGGCGGCGTGTTCACAAAGCTGGCTAAGATGAAGCGTCTACCTGTCCAGCACACAGTAGACCTTACTACTGAGGAGCGTAAGCTGCCTAATGGCAATAGCTTCTACCTGCCTCTGACTGGTATGGATACTACCAAGACAGTTGAACTACAGCAGAAAGACCAAGACCTCTTTGCTGACTTCATGTCATGGGTGCAGAACTACAACGAGTACATCATCAATGCCTATGCAGAGAAAGCAGGGGATAAGGA